CTTCTCTAAATATTCCAGGAAACTTATCTTTGTATGCTTGTGTACCTCTCATTGTACGTAACGCTTCATCTACGTCACCACCATTAGAATTGTATTCACCTATAAATGTTTCAAGTAACTCTTCACCTAAATAGCTGTAGTTAGCTTGTGCAAACTCTCTAGCATTAAATCTTTCTTGTGGATCTCCTGGAACTGGTGCAGGAGGTGGAGGATCTGTTACACCTGGATCACTTGGACCTCGATCTAGTTCTTCAATTGTTCCATCACTGTATATAGTTTGAAATACAATTCTTCCATTTTTAATTATTGTTTGTGTTGATACTACTTCTTTACCTGTTGGTTCTTGACTTCCAGTGATAGTGCTAGCAGTGCTAGTGCCATTAATACCTGTACCACTTGTGTCACCTGTATCACCTTTATCACCTGTATCACCTACTGCGGCTGCTGCGTCTGCTTTAGCTTTTGCTTCTCTTGCTGCAATAACTGCAGGATCATTATCTAATGAACCAAGCAATGCTTCAATATCTGTATCTGCTGATAACTCTTCTATAACTCTTTCAGGTTCTGGTTCTGGAGTACTTGTCGGTGGACTTCCATAAATACCATCTATTGTTGGTCCTAATTGCATAATTCTAGCTAGTATGCTCATAACCCAAACCTTCCTCCGCCAGTTGATCTAGCGCCTGCTTTACCAAATACTCTCTCCATGTCTGATTTAAATTGATCTCTATATGTTTGTGAACCTGTCTCTGCTGCTGCAGCAAATGCAATATCTTTACGTTCTGCTACATCATTAGTTGCAATAAATTGATTCCATTGTGCAGATCTTTCATCTGGTGCTGCACCTGTAATGTTTTGCCATTCTCTTCTAAACTCTGGTGCTATGTCTTCGTATGCTTTAACATTAGTTCCTGCATACTGTGTAAACTTTGCTTGGAACTGATCTTGTAGTTTAGGTAAAAACTCTTGTGTAAATGCTGTAGGATTATCCTGGTAGTTAGCAAGTAATTGATCTAAGTTATAATTATCTGCAACTCCTGGACCTAATATAGAATTAATTGTATTTTCCATCTGTCTTGTAAGTTCTATTGTCTCTAATGTCTTACCTTCTAATGCAGCTTTTACTTCTGGATCTAATGTATATCTAATTAAAGGATTAGCTAACTTCTGTAAAGTTTTAGTAATATCATCATCAGTGAATGTACCATATTGATACTTTTGTGTAATAGCGTCAATGACTTTAGGATCTAACTCTGTTATACCTGCAGCCATCATTCTGCTTATAATGTCTTCTCTTTTCTTTATGCCACGTTGACTAAATGTTGCAGGATCCTGGTGTGCAAATAACATCTCCTGTCTTTCTGTAGCTGTATGTGTCTTCCACCAGGTTGTTTGTGCTAGTTCTGATTCTCTTGCAGTTCTACCTTCTAAAGCAGCTTCTACAACTACTGCTAAATAATCATATCTACCTTTTGCGTCTGTTGACATTAAGTATGGTTTGTATTTAGATTCCTGTTCTAATGCTTCTATTAGAAAGTCATAGCTCTCTGCACCAACTTCTACATTGCCTGATATTGCAGACAATTGTGTAACATTACCAAAATAAAAACTGTTGTTATAATCTTCTTCTGTTATTCCTTCAAATGATCCTGATACTATTTCAATACCATCTTCTGTTAGGTTAACTACAACGTCAGGTTTTACAACACCTGTTGTGTCTGATATTGTTTTAAGATCATCAACTTTGTATCTGTATGTTAAACCTTCAGATATTAAATCTCTTGATAATGAATAGACAGCGTAATATGCTTTATTACCGTTAGCGTCTATTTCTTCTACTATTTGCGTGTCTGTTGGTAATGTATTTAGTAATGCCATTATCTTTTAAACATTTTTCCTAACTCTTTTAAGTTGTCTACTGGTGCTGCTTTTTCTGGTATTTGACCACTTCTAGTTGCTTCTTCTAGTATTTCTACAAAATTACCAATAGCTTCTTCTATTGTAGCACCTAGTCTTGGCATATTTATAAATTGTTTTAAGTCATCAAGGTCTTCTCTTCTACGTTCTGTAGTTCTGTCTAATTGATTTTTATAATAATTAAAGCCAATATTTTTGTTTATGTTTAGATACTTTTTATAGGTTTCTAACCATTCAGTATCTTTTGTTTTGTTTATGTAATCATTGTAAGCATTCCACGCTTTGGCACCGTCATTGCCTTTTTTTTCTGATCTTTCAGCGTCATTCCACAATGTAGCTGCAATCATTAAATGATCATCTATATTTTTTGGATCTTTTAAAAACGCATACATTTGTTCTTTGACACCATCTTGTAATAATATTTTTTTTGCGTCTTCTACATGCGTGTCTTCTTTCCATGAATTATATAATTTATCTTTATGTTTAGAATCCATTGCCATCAAGATGTATGTTAACGCAGGTCCTGTATCTATTTGGAATATAGAGTAACTATCATTACCACTTGTTGTAAGTGAAGCATTAACATTATATGGTTGGTTATTTATATCTACATTATTTCCGTCTTTATCTATATTACTAAAACTTTCCATAGCTAATATTGCCATAAATTCGTCTACTCTTTTTTTACCTTTACTTGTAAAAGGTGTGTCTTTTCTATTTACTAAATCTGTTTCGTATTGATTATCTACAAAATTATTAATATAAAAATACAAATCTTTATTGTTCATTGTTTCTATATTATTGTCATCTGTTACTATTTCAGGAAACTCATAATTACCTGTACCGCCGCCTTCTATTTTTGGATTATTATATTGAATTGTTTTCATTCTACTTATATCAAACATATTATTCTGCCTTAGCCAAAGATCCTCCACCACCGCTTCTGTTTCTGTCTCCTGTTCTAATTCGTTCGCTAACCCTAAAGTCTGTTGACAAATAATTATCAGGAATAGAACTAGACCAATTATTTTCGTAATTACCAGGTAACTCTCTTCCAAACCTATCCACTTCTTTAGGATTGTTTTCTTCATACGATTTAGTATATATATCTATATTTTCTTTTGTATAAGGTATATTATTTGAGTTCATTATAGATTCAACAACTAAATCTCTTTTAACTTTATATACCCAATCATTTAATCCTGCTAAATTTACAATACCTTTTAACTCTTCTATTGCTTTTGGTTTTATAAATTCTACTAAACTTTGTATTCCTAATATATTGTTGTCATATACATATTCTTTAAATATATCTTTACCAGTTTGTATTGCTTCTGTTACTGGTTTTGCAATATTAACTCCTAATAAGTTTTTTACATCTGGATTGTTTTTATTACCATATAACATTTCTATAACTGAATCAGGTGCGTCATCTTCATATCTATTCATAGTATCTGCTAATGCACCACCTATAGTTTCATACTGCGATCCTGGACCTGATAATCTACTAGCTAAAATGTCCATAGCTGCAGGTAGTAAAACATATTTATCAAATTTATCCATTGCTTTTCCACCATATTTTAATGTACCTCCAACACTCTTCTTAGCATATTTGTTTACAATATTTAGTGTTCTTGATGTACCAGTAAGTATTTTTGCTCTAACATCTTCTGACGCAGTTGCTAATGTAGATACGTATTCGTTGATTGCGTCTAACAATGGTTCTATTGGTATTTGACCTGTTTGATGTGCTACGTGTAAATTGTTTATTTTATCGTCAAGCATAAGTAATTTTACAGATGGATCTCTTCGACCATCTTCTAAACTAGTTACGCCTATATTGTTACTCCATACAACGTTTGATTTTTTTGTAACATCTATAAATTCTTGTACTTTTTCTTCACTTATTTCTTCAAACATATTTGTAGGATCCATATATTTAGTAACTAATCTCATGTCACTATCTGTGTAATCATTAACATTTTTTTCTACTAAATCTCCAAATTGACGTGCTTCGTCACTATTCATAAAAGCTGTATTTACAACTCCTACCTGTAATGTTTTTGGTATACCTGTATTTAATTTATCATCAGGATCTATTATTCCTATCATGTAATGTGGTGTAGCACCTACAGCACCACCTCCAGTAGATAAAACAATTTCATAACCATTCTGTGCTATTTTGTTATAAATCATATTGTCAGTTTGTTGGTGTGGTACAACTTGTTGAGTACCTGATCCTGTTATTTCTGGTGTTAAAGAAAAACGATCAAGTGTTTGCATAAATTCTCTTAAATCATTAACACTAATTTCAGTTTGTATATTATTAGCAATTCTATAATTGTCTAAATATTTCTGATATTTAGTTACTACATCTACATCATTAGCATTACCACCTAACGGTTGTGTTTGTCTTAAAACATTAAAAGGATTTATGCCTTCATAAAATCTTTTACCTGGTTCAAAACCTTTTGCATAGTGTTGTTCTAATATTCTATTTGGTTCGAATCTTCCTGTGAATTGTAATGAAGGTTTCATTCCTAAAAATTTTACAAAATGTTCATCTATTGATCTTTGTATGTCTTTAGTACTGCTTCTAAATTCCGATCTATATAATGCTTCAGCAGGTCCAACATTTTGTGGACTATCAGGTATGATCATTTCTGGTGCTAATCTTCTAGCTTCATCTACGTTTCCTGCTGCTAATGCTTCTGACACTCTTAATAAATTTGCTATTTCCTGTATATCTAAACTTTCTTGTACTCCGAAATAATGATGTACACTATCTAAATAATCTGCTATTTTTGTTCTATCTCCAATATCAAATTCTTCAAACATACTAGCTTGTGGTGGTATCTTAGAATCTGTCACAGGTTGTGGAAATAAATCGTATAAATCATTTAAAATTGTTTTATAATTAAAATCTCTTTGTTTTCTTCCTGTTACTAAACTTTCTAATTCATTACCAGAAAAACCTAATATGCTATTAAACATAGGAAAAAATCCACTAACATATTTTTCTGACCATGCAAACCATTTAGCAGGTGTAGATACGTCAGGTGCGCCAGGAATTGGTCTAGTCCTATCATAAAATGCGTATTCATCAAATCCATTTAGTAAAACAGGTTTAAGTTCTTCTTTGTCTATAGATAAAAATTTAGAATTAAATAATGGTCCGCCACCTGTAGCTACGAACAAACCACCAGGTTTATATTTACCGTTTTGTAATTGATCAGTCCACCAATCATCACCAAACATATCTAGTACTTGTTCAAATGTAGACCTAGCTTTTGGATTACCTATTCCTGCAGACATAGATTGGTTTAATGGTAAAACATTATCTACATTCACACTACCTTCTATATTAGATATTGTACCTGCAGACAAACCACGACCAAATAATCCATCATTAATAGCACTTATAGTCCATTTAGCATTACTACGTGCAACGTCTTTTCTGTTTGTAAATGCTGATACATCAGGTTCCTCTACACTAATTTGTAAACCTATTTTTTTAGCTTCTTCTATAAATTCATTAACAACTTCATCATTGCCCTTTACATAATTGCTCTCTAACCATTTTAAAATAGATTGTTCTATTTTGCTTCCCATACCCATTATGGTTGAACCATCAGCATTACCTTGTGCATAACCTGCTGCAACAAATGGATTAGTTGTTGTATAAAAAACTGCACCGACTAAACCTGTTGATCCAGTGTAAAGAGGATCGATAAACTTCATGCTAGGATCAAAAAATATACCTCTTGATTTTTTTAGATCATCTGCGATACCACCAATGTCTGGATCATCTGCGTATTTATCTTGAAAACTTCTAAGCAACTCTAATACTTCATCTGTTGGACCTGCTGATCCATGATTAGTTTGAAAAAATAATTTATTGTCTTCTATGTACGCACCTTTTTGATTAAGAGTATTGTTTTTGTCTGCGTTATTTAAAAAGAACTCCGCAGGTGTTTCAGTATTAAAACCTTCAAATAAGTCATCAACTAATTCCTGACTGTTAGACAAACTTAATTGATCACCTATTATGTTATATATTCCAGAGTTTTTAACATTTAAATCTGTAACAATACCTCTTTGGTTGTATACAGTATTAAACCTAATTGTGTTTGTGTTTTTATCGTAAAATGGTCTAATTTCCATTTCTGTATTATTTAAGATATTTATAATTTGATTTGTAAATTCTTCTTCTTGTATTACAGCAATATAATTATCTGCCCATTGTTTTAAAAATACAGGATCTTTTACTCTTGAATTTGCTTTTATAAATTCTACTTGGCTATTAATAGCTTGTACAATATTGTCTTGTATTTCTTTTGCTATTTTTTGTTTTCCATATTCATTTACACTTATATTATCGAGAGATCCACCATTAATTAAACCTGGATTATCATACGAACTTGGATTTATAATGTTTCCTATATCCATATTTTTTGGTTCAGATATTCCTTCAAACATTGCAGAGTTTTTAATACTACTATTTAATTTGTCTACTAATTCTGTTTCATCAAAATCGTTATAATCAAAAGTAAAATTTGTGTATTTTTCTAAATAATCATCAACAGTTTTTTCTAAATTATCTATACTTAAAATTTCTTTTACCATTGTTGGATCGCCATCATTGAGACGTATTTCTTTGTATAATTTTTCTTTAGAACCTAATACATTAGAAGTATCAACTGGTATTAAATTCATACCTTTAGCTTCTCTTGCAATATTTACTGCAGTAATTAATTGTGTAATATCGGATTTATTAGTTGCATTTATATTTTTTATTTTATTTAAAACTTCATCATAGGTTCCTAAAGTATTGTCAGGTTTGTCTACACCATATAAATATGCAGGATTGTCGTCAAATAAAATTGATAAGTGTTTGTTAACAATATCATTGTCAGTTAATATATCTTCAATCCATTCACCATGACCAAATGCTAATGTAGTTTCACCATCTAATATAGATTTAAGTGATTTCCATTCGGCTTTTACAGCGTCATCACTAGCTGTTGGTTCCCATGTATTATCTGACATAAAATAAAAATGACCACCTACATCAACACCATTTGTAGCTCTTGCGTCCCAATCAAACCTATTTATTTTAGTTCCTAAATATTTGTTGTCATACCATTCATCTATTTCAGGTAAAGGTAATCCTGTTTCTTCTACAAGCTCTTTTAATATAGTGTATCTAAATATACCTCTTGGTCCACGTTGATATGTTTTAGTAAATGCTCTGTCTTTACCTTGCCAATCTAATTTATCAGTAGGTCGTTGTGCTAATTCATCATATTCTGCTTGCGTAGCTTCGTCTATAATTCCACCAGGCAATGCCCAATCTCCTCTATGTGGACCACGTTTTCTTTTTATTAATAGTATTTCTGGATCACCTTGATCATTTATTCTCATTACAATACCGTCTGCTGTACTCTTATGATCTTGCCAATTATTCTTTACATAATCATTTGTAACTTCTTCTACGTCATCATTTGTAAATGGTAAAGCACCTTCTACAGTATCTGGTACTATATCTGCTGCTGCAGCTTCTACTGTATCTGGTGTATCTACATCACCTAACAATTCTCCATATTGTTCGTACTGTTCTTTATCAACTTGTTCCATTGCTTTGACTATATAGTCAGGTGCAAATGATCGATTTAAATTGGTACGTATTCTTTCAGATATAACAGGACCTTTATTGGATAATGCCATTTCTATACTGCCAATACTATTTGGAAATATCTCATCTAACTTATCACCAACTAATGAAACTACAGCAGTTCTACCGTCAACATCTATTGTTTTTGTAAATAAATTATTTGCTTCTTCTGCGGTCGCAAACTCTCCTAATTCTAAAAAAAATATTTCATTGTCTTGTTTTCTAAAAGGATTTAATCCACCTACTTCTACTGTGCTTTGATCTCTTAAAGATAAACGAAAACCTAACAACTCTTCTGTTTCATCACCTACAATAGGTTCTATAGCTAAACTTAAATCATTTCTTGCTAATGATCCTTTTCCTGCTACTGATTCTAAATCGTATGGACCATAAACTAATAAACCATCTTCTCTTCTTGTAAAACCTTCTGCTAGTAAATCAAGATAACTGTTTTCCCCTGCATTAACATAATCCAATAAAGGAACCCCACCGTATGTTTTTTCTATTGTTTGTTCAATAGCAGATTTTATTAACCTATCTAAGTGTTGTATTATTAAAGTAATTCTAGGATCCATTATCCTCCGATCATACGGTCAAATTGATCTATAGAACTAAACAAATAACTTAGATCGTTACGTTCTTGTATACCTCTCTGTTGTGCTTGTAGCTGTGGTTCAAATTTTTCTTCTGCAAATGCAGCAAGCTCTTCACCTGCTGTTGATGGTATAGATATTTCTGTTGGCGCACCAGGAAATAATCTTTCAGCTAAATCTAAATTCTTTTGATACTCTGCAGTAGCTGTATCGTAATCTTTATCTGCTTGTATGTAAAAGTCAGAAAACGCTACAAGTTCTGCGTCTGTAAGTTTACGTGTAACACCTGCAGATTTAAGTGCTGCGTCTATCTGATCTTTAATAAATCCTGGTGATGGTGTTTGATACACTTTAGGTGTAAGTGGTGGTTTTTTAAAGTAACGTTCTTTTTCTGCATTTAGTTGTGTATATACATCTATCATGTTTAAGTTAGCGTCAACCATTGCACTATACATTGCACCTGCTGTTTTATCTTGCCATGCACCTTGCTCTAAGAAAAAATCTTCTACTCCTAAATAGCCTGATTGCATAAGATCTGTTTGTACTGCTTTTATTTCTTGTGGTGCTAATGAGATCCAGGATATTTTTTGTGTATTGTTTAGTCCTGGACCTTGTCCTGATATGTGATCTGTTGCGCCATAAAACTGTTCTTCTGGAATACTACCTGCATATATCTGTTCTGGAAGTAATGCGTCTTTCATCTGTGACGCTGTTGGTTCTCCATCTTTAAATGCGTCTGCTAAATCTGGTTGTTTATATATTGCATAGTCTGGTGTAATACCACCGAATATGTCATACTCTGGTGCAGCAGCTAAACTTGTATTGTAATCTAACCAACCATCTAATGCTGCTTGTGCAGAGTCTTTAGTACCTCCTGCAAATATCAATTCTTTTGTAGGATCTTCTGCTATCTCATCTTCTAGCAATAACAATTCATCTCTACTTAAAGTTTTCACTTCACCTACAGATGAACCGTCTGGTGTCTTAGTTCCTATTGCTACACTAAATGTATCTCCTATATCTAAGTCTGTATTAAATTTACCTTCAGAACTATACGATTCTACAGCTTTTAAGTACTCACCATCTACTGGTTCCCATGTATTTGTTTCTTCATTAAGTCTCATTGCAGGTCTTGTTAATATAGTTGGTTTTGCAAAACCAGGATATTTTCTATAGTTCTTACCTTCTATAGGATAAAAACCTTCGCCTAAACTAACAGGTGCATTGTTTCTAAAGTATTCATCTAAATCCTCTGTAACATATATTGTTCCGCCTTCACCTTGTGGTGGTCGTATAACAACACCTAATAAACCTGTATCTTCGTATATCTTATCTAGTTTTATATTTAAATATTCATAGTATTTTTCTGAAGCACCTGGAGAACCTGCACCTTTTAAACCTGCTGCAATATCTAGTCCTGCGTAAATATCTTCATTTCTTTTTTTGTCTTCATCAGTCTGTGCTGTTTTCCAATCTGATACGCCATATAATTGTGACACTGCATTGTTTAATGCTTTGTTAAAAGTATTAAGTGGTGTACGTGATGTTCTTCTTCTATCTACTTCTCCATAAGGCATATTAAATTGTATAAGATCATTAGACATATTTGCACCTACAGTGTCGTACACATTAAGTTCTGTGTAAACTTTTGCTATAAATACTTGATCTGGTATTTCTTGACTAACTAAATCTTGTAATATATTTGTTATTTCTTCGTCTGGTGCAAAACCTCTAAGTGCAATAATGCTATCTACAAAACCTTGCTTAAAATCTTTGTCCATTAAATATCCTCTGTATCAGGTAACTGTGGTAAGTATACACCGTATTCTTTAAGTGTATCATAATCGTATTGCAAATCCTCTAAGAAATCTGTACGTTCCTGGAATAATGGAAGCAATACACGTTCAGCTACAACCTGGAAATCTGGATTACTATTTATCAATGTACCTATAAGATCACGTAATTGTTGTCTTTCTTTTAATAATGTACGTGATGTACGCCAACCATTCTTGGATAATCCTGCTCTAAGTGATCTCTTTTCTAATGTATTAATTAAACTAAACACTACTTGTAAGTCTTTACCTACTGGTGTACCAGATAACTTAGAACTGTTTTTCCAATCTTTTAGTTCTTCAAACTGCATTTCTAATGTAGATGTTTGCGGTAATCCTGGTATTGTAGCGTCAAATCCAGGAAACTTTTGTTTAGCTAAATCTCTATGGAATGCTAACTCTCTATTACGTACTAAGTTTTGATAAGGATCTGTTATATCGTATGTCTGTAATGTAGATACACGCTTTTCTTCCATATAAAACTGACCTAGTCTTTGGTTACGTTTAGCTAACCATTCTTCTGGTTTGAGTGGCTCTCTTTGTTCATTAGCAATAGTTCTTACGTATGCTTCATAATCAAAAGGACCACCACCGCCTTGTGGTATTGCATACTGTGCAGTAAATGTATACTGTTCAAATATCTCTGGATTTTCTTTTTGAAACTTAACACCACGTTCATCTACTGGTCTAGGTTCTACTACAACTGTTTTAGGTGTAGCAATGTCAATAGGATTAAATCCAAACTCATCTATAAAATATTTAGTAGCAGAATAATTATCGCCAGGTGCATATAAGAATCTACCTGTAATTGGATCTTTAGGTGGTGTCTCTAATAACTCTCTATACCTATCTGATAATATTTGCATAGAATAAATATGACCTGCATTCTTTTCATTACCAATATCAAAACGTGGATTAAGTCCTACTGGACCAACAAACTGTGATATAGCTTTTATAAGTGTTAAACCTTTTGCAATAGATCGTGCTTCTTTCATTAACTCATCTTGTTGTCCTGCGGTTCTGTCATCTCTACCATCAGCTTTGAGTATTCTGTAAACATCAATAGTTGTGTTAGAAGCAATACGTGTTATTTCGTTTTGACCTACATCTTCGTTATATGCGTACAATGCCTGGTATGTATTACGTAACCATGCAGGTACACCTGCTGCAGCAATAAGATCTCCTGCAGATCGTACATCTGGCAAACCATAAGGAAACAAAACTTTTTTAGCTTCATCAAAGTTAGGACTTGCGTTTACAAAAAAGCTAGCAGGTATAGCAACTGCAGGTCCAATACCTGGTACTACTTCTAATGCTAAGTTAAGTGATCCTGCATAACCTGGTAATCTGACACCAACATTCCTATCTTCACCAAATAATCTATCGGATACAAGATCATCTATAAGCGGATAATAAAATACTTCTTCACCAGTAACTTCATCTTCTCCCAAAAATCCTTCACCTTCTACTGGACTAAATGGATTACTAGCACGTGCAGCGTTAACTGTCACTTGACCTCTACGTAATATCTCTGGGTTTTCTTTTAATAGCTTTGCCCATGTAGTCATAATCTCTATATATGCTTCACCGAATGGGAATATACCACGTAAGTTATATGCTAGTTTTTTACGTTTAGTTAAGTCATACAATAGCTCTTGCACTTCTGTCAAAGCTCTAGCTTTTGCTATTCTATCAATTAAATCAACGTCACCAGATTTATCTGTAAATCCTAGTAACTCTGCTTTTTCTTTCATGTTGTTGTTAAATACTTCTTGTACATCATCTATCTCTGATTCTATGTCAAATATATCTTCTGCTAAATCATCTACACGTTTTTTAACATTTGCAGGTACTATGTCATCTTCGTATGTAACTCCTGATCCGTATGTACCAGTTATATCAAGTTCTAGTTTCATAAGTTCTTCTTGTTTGTCTGTTAACTTTTCTTCTAGTCTTGATCGTTTTCTATTTAGTGCTAGAGATAAATTCTCAAACTCTTCATCAAGATCTTCAAATCCTAAACCTAATGCTGTATCTTTTTCATTAAGTTCTTTAACTTTACGTTGAAACATATCTATGTTTATCTCTGTATCTGCTTTACGTAGTTTTTGTGCAGGCAATCCTATGTCAGCTCTAAATGTAGCTAACATGTTTTCTCCAGGTAAACTTGCATTTAATGCACCTGCAACTTTTATTTCTTTACCATCAATAGAATATGTACCACCTTCTAACATAACTTGTCTCATCTTGCCTGACATGTATGGAAGAAGATCGTATATAGTTCTCCAATATGCTTGTCTAAATACTGGTGATCTTGACGCGTTATCTGTTCTTTGTCCCATTAATGCGTCGAATGCTTTGTTTGTATAAAACTCTAATTTACCAACATTGTCTATATAATCTGTTTTACCAACAGCAACTACGTTAGGAAGATCGTTAATGTATTCATCAGACATTAGTGTTTTCTTTACAGATTTATATAATGTTTGATCACCATTTTTTATGCTGTCAAAAAAATCATCTAATGTTTCATCAACATATTGCTTACCGTCTAATCTGTTTAATCTGTTACGCAACAACATTTCAAGTATGTTGTTATTTGCTGTTTTTTCTACTGACAATGGGAATGGAGTTTTAGCAAAATCTAATTCATCAATGTTTATTCTTTTACCTAAATCCTCTAATACATCTAAGTTTTGGTCAAAAGATCCACCTGCTAACTGATTTACTCTAGCTGTAATAGATTCTGCATAAGCATATCTACCACCTGCAGTATTCATTCTTGATCTATATGTAGGACCACCTGCACTATATGCTTCTATAATTTCTGTAGCACGTGAACTAGATCCTTCAACAAACTCTTTTAATCTAGCGTCTCTTTGTTTTTTAGTTAAGGCACCTCTGTATAAAAAGTTAAATAATCTGTCATAGTGTAAATGTGCTATCTCACGTACAATACCATCATCAAAATATTTTTGTATAAGTCTAGGTTGTGTCTCTTGGTTACGTAATGCGTCTTCTTTTGTAACAACGTCCATAGGGTGTACACCAGGTTTTTTACGTCTCCTACCTGCTTTGTATGCACCACCAAATAAATAGTCAAAGTTGCTAGATCCATATCTACGTGAACTAGCTTGCTGCCACTCTAATGCTTCATCTAGTGGATTACCTAACAAATCTGCAAACTTTACATTTTTGCTAGTCCATCTTGCAGCTTCTGTCGTGTTAGGTTTTTTAAGTAATCCCAGTGACAATACTGACAATGGTCGTGAAAATATATTGTCATAACCACGTGTGTACATACGTAGCTGCTCTTCTCCTACAACACGAAGTAACCAGGCACCACGTAACAATACAAATGGTTTCCAAAAGTCTGAATAATAACTATCTATAATTTTAGACATTGTACCTGCACGTATATTGGCAGGTAACTTACTAAACATATCTATTCCTGCTTCTGACGCTTTAGCTCTTATTAATGACATAGAGTTCATAGCTTTTGCTAATTGTCCAGGATCAGGTAAAGGTATTGTTCTGTTAATAAACTCTGTAAGTAAATGTGGATCTGGATTTACAAATGCTTTGTTATCTACAATTGTTTGACTAATCTTTGCACCTGGATTAGCAACATTGTTACCTGTAACTGCGTCAATAAAATATGCGCGTAGCTCTGGTAGATAATCTTCAAAGATTCTACTAAATGTAAATGCGTCTTCTTTATTTACACCATACTTTTCTACTAAATCATCAGTAGCGTATGTAACCATATCTTTTACAACATTAAATAATCCTGTCTGATCACCATCTTCAAGTCTTACTGCTCTGTTAATTATCTGATCTTTAGCAACAGGATCTACAGTTGTTTGATCTAGCCAACCTTTTATGTTTGTTACTGCGTCATCTAACTGGTTACTATCTACGTATCTGTATGGAAACTCACCTGCGTATGTAGATAATATTCTTGCTGATCTATTAGGACTATCCATAAGTTTTGTCTTAATAACTTTTTTTGCACCAAATAATTTACCAGTACCTTTAGGTACGCCACCTAATAATTCTTCTGTAGCACCACCTAAAAATCTACCTATAGCACCTACTGTTGGTGCTTGACCTGTACCAAAAGGACCAAAAGGATCTTCTAAAAATTCTGTAATAAGATTAGACATAAGTTCACGTTTTTCATCTGCAGATTTTGTAAAATCTTGTGATATATCCATAAATGAAGCAATAGCTTCTCTGTCTGTTATGCCAGTAAGTTCTATAAATTTATTAGGACTATCTAATTCTGACATGTAATTTATAAGTTGTTTACCACCAGGATCTTTAGATAAATAATTAGAAATAGATCTACCAGACATAAATGGTAGTCCCCAACCTTTATTAACTGCACCTATGTATTCTTTTTGTGCTTTAGTTAACTTGTCAGGTTCTATCTTCTGTAATTCTTTTACAAGATAATCTGGTACTTTTAATGCTTTTCTACTTTTAGCAAAAGCACCTAATCCTAATGTCATATAGTTTGCAGGATCTAAGAACAATGCTTTACCTGCGTCTAATACACCAGATATAACATTAAATGGTCTACTGTTTGGTTCTGCAACTTGTAATGCAATAGTTCTACCTAATGATATAGGTGCAGTACCGTATTGACTTGTAATAGTAAAGTTCTCATTACCTTCTTGCATACTTCTGTCTATGTCAGTTATTGGTGTACCTAAGTAATTTTGTATAACTTGTTGCGCTCTACCTTGATCAAAACCAGAACGTATCATGTACTGGTACTCATCATAAAATTTAGATTGTGGATTCTCTGGATCAAATACTTCTGATACTGGCAAAAATCCTTCGCCTAAATTTACTTTTGAACCTTTATTAAGTTCTCCTATAAGTTGTTTAACTGTTGACTTACCTGATTGTTTGTATGCTTCTTTAAATGTTAAATTTTCTGCATTGTCTCCAAACGTAGAAGCAATAAAAGAGTTGATAGGTCTATCTACTGTTGTTCTGTATAAATCTTCTAAACCTAAAAATCCTAAACGTACACCTGCTTGCAACGGATCAAAAACTTTATCTAATACTGTTTTACTGTTAGATTGTGCAATCATCTTAGATATGTCATTTAACACGGTTGCTTCTGGTTTAACTTGTAATGTTGTTAATGCAGTAATAACATCTGGTGAAAAGTTAGGATATGCTTGTGAAATAGAACTTGCACGCATAGCGTCTTCTTTAGTTATAGATTGTTTAGCACGTTTATATGTTGCTTGTCTACGTTGTAGTTCTTGATAAAACTCTTGCTCTTGTGCAGGATTATCTCTATGAAATTCTGCCATTAGATATTACGCTGCGTTCTACCTATCTGCCTATCAGAAGCAAATTTTAGTAAACCTAAAAGCTCTGCAGTAGGGTTAACTTCTGCCATTGCACGTATTAACATTACGTCATCTGGTTCTAAAAATTGATCTTCCATTGGTGGACGTGAGTACGCATTTAAATCATCTTCTCCTGGTGCAAATACATCTGCGATACCAGGTGATACTCCACCTAATTGTTGTGGCTGCGGTTGTGGTGCAGCAAACGTAGTTTGTGGTTGTTCTATGTTTCCTTGTCTAACTTGTTCTACAAGTGCAGCTTCTTCACCTGCTGACTCATTAACCATACCTCTTACATCATCTATTGTTGGTGCGGCACCGTCAGTTCTTCTAGCTAATCTACCTGGACCGCTTACTGCAGCAGGTCTCTTAACTCCACCTCTTCTACCACGACTTCTACTACTGCCATTCGCCATTAAAGCCCTCCTGTTGTCCAAAAAATATAATTAAGCCATTTGGTATGTATTGTACAGTCATTCCTTGTGGCATGTCAGATATTATTGGTTCATCTGTGTATATTTCATCTTCGTAATCAGCAATTGCTTCTTGTGTTTTTTGCCATACATCAACTAAGCAGTTGTTGACAATATCGCTAAATTCGTAATCTAATGGTTTAGGCACCTTGCACACCTCCTAAGAGTAATGATCTTATATCTGGTGCAGGACCTTGTGGTACTGGTTGTCCACCGCCCATCATTTGTTCAAGTAACGCAGCTTCACCTTCTGGTACTTCTGGTTCTTCTGCTGTATAAAATTTATCTAGTATTGATTGCATAGAGTTAGGATTTTTATAAATCTGTACTAACGCCATTGTTGCTTTAGGATCACCTTGACTTGCTTGTACCTTTAATGTTTCAAACAAAGTACGTTCTGCTTCGTCTTTTAATATTCTGTCGTTGATCTTTTGTACATTATCAAGTCCGTCCATGTTTTCTTGTAATGTCTCTTTGTCAATTATTCCTGCTTGCAATAACTGTAAACCAGAGACAATCTTTGTTGGTTCATCAAATCCTGCCATGACTCCATACACACGTCTAGTCTTGTACATACCTTGTATGTCTGTGCTAGGTGTATATTGTTCTGCATACGCTGTGCCTTTAAGATAACCTGCTAATGGTTTTTTCTTGTTACCATTTAATACTTCGTCCATCTCTAAACGTTTATAATCTAGTTCTTCTATTGCTGTTTTAAGTGCTAACTGATATTCTTTTACGTTTAGATCAACGGACGATAGTAACTCTTGTAATCCCCTACCTGTAACAAATGAGTTAGGAGATATAGCGTCATCACTAACTGGATAGCTTGATCCAACACGAAGTTGTCGTTCTATCCTGTCTATCTGTTGAAACAACTGATATGGAACATTGTTTGGTGGTTTAGCGACTTGTGAACCTGGTGTTAAATAGTTGACTGCAAATCTACCGCGCTTGTAGTTCCCACTCTCTAATTCACCAATAATATTCGTTTCTGTGAATACGCTGTCTTCCATAGCAATTATGGACAAGACGTTAATCTTTGCCATAGCTGCCATCAAACCTAGTACATGATCATACTGACCAGATAATCTATCAAAGCTAAATCTTTTAGATATAACAAAACGTGGACCTGATTTAAGAGGATTAGGTGTAAAGTCCAGAATTTGTTTTTGTTCTGGTAAAAATACGTAGGTACCATCTTCATCATAAAACTCTACAAGTTCTGTACCGTCAGCTAAATGATTATCCCAACTTCTTTGAAATCCGTCATGGTATTTAAACTTACTATAACCTGATGGGAACTGACTTGACTCATCAACCATAACTTGTGCTTGTGGGTACATCTGTTTAATAACAGCGTTAGGTACAAGTCTTATAAGTGCTAATTCTTTTGGATCTTGATCTGGTCCGTAATATCCTGGATAACAATCATAAGGATCACGTAGTTCTGCGTGTGGGTACATAATGCCATCTGGTGACATTTTTTGTCTTATGATCCATACACAAAAACCATAACCAGGCAACCATCTAGCTGCTTGTGGTAACTGCATATCCATTTTAGAATTGCTATCTAAGTTAGTAACTATACGTTCTAACTTCTCTGCTTTGTTTTTAGCACGTTCGCTATCTGCGTAAGCGTCTACCTTTATGTCTGGCATACGTCCTAATTTTTGTGCTAAGTGTTCTAAACCTGAATTTATAAGATTAGGTATTGGTAAATCAATGTCGTAATTCTTTGCGCTCTCACCTAACAGTGCAGCAATACCATTGCTACCACCGTTCATAATGGATCTGACTCTATCACGATATTCATAGTGTCCACTATGTTCGTGCATTCCTTTTAGGTCGTCAGTCTTAATTAATAATTCGTCTGGGGTATACACCATTACCAAAAAACCTCGTTGTATTCACTTTGCTTATAATAGCTATACGAAGGAGTATAGTCGCTTTCTGCTTCAGCTAACATCATTTTTACATTGGTACGTATACGTTTCATTGGAAACCAACTTGCCATAACTAAGTCAGTTTTAGTTTTTACATTACGTGAATTACTTGCACCTGCTTGTGAAAAGTAAATTAACTGTTGTCTAAATATATTGACAAGTCTTTGTGTCTTAGAGTCTGAATACGGTATGTTTATCTTTTCTTGTTCATACATACCTACCATACTGGTTACACCAAATGTAGGATCCCATTTATTTTTATAAGTCTGGTGTCCTTCTATACGTACACCATGATTAGCTGCCCACATTTTTATATCTCTGTCTTGACCAATAGCACGTTGGAATCCGTTTTCTTCTATGATCCAGTGACTTAACCAATACTTGTCATACCATTCCTTCATTAAGTTATGTGCTTTTTGTATACCACCACCTTGATCGTTCTTCATATCTACAAGCCATACTTGTTGTGTTTTAACGTTATATGCCCAAAGAACTGCTGCCTGATAACCTGTACTAGCAGGATCGAGTCCTGCAATAAGACTTGTGCCTGGTGGTATGTCTCCTAGCTTCCTTGATTTATCTAAACACTTATCAATCATCTCTGCTGTAAATAACTCCATACCTTGTGGTATAGCTTTGTTTAGATAGACCATCTCAAATATATTTCTACCACCTGTAGTCTCTGCTGCAGCTAACTGTTCCATTAACCATTTATGTGTACGTTTATTTGACCATAACATGTGTTTTGTATGATCTATAGATTCGTCTTCTAGCGGTACTTCTAAGTCATGCGCACGATCAACAATAGTCTCCCATGCTTTGTTTTCTAAGAGATGATGGTAAAGATCGTCTGGGTGTTGTCTTGATCCAATGACGACCATTCCTGTATGTTCCTCTTTTCTTGACTGTAATGTTGTGGTCCACCAGTTCCTGGTGTTTTCTCTAGCACTTGGTTGCACAGTACTTCCATGATCTTCGATGTCGTCTGCAATAATAAGGTCTGCGTCTCTGGAAAGGATCTTACCTCCCTTTCCAATTGCGACAAGAGTTGGCGACTTAATACCAGAGACTGTTCTAGTTGCAACAGTAAATTGACTGGACGACCAACTTTTTCCACCTCTATTAGAAGGTCTAAATCCGTCCCAGTCTCCGTAATCTTGTATGAGTCCTTCATTATTCTCCAAATGATCTAGTACCGCACCTACGGAGTTACGTGCAATGTCTTCGTTACCACCGCACCACATGATACGTATGTTAGGATTTTTACAAATCATGTATACGCAAAAGTGTGTAAGTAGATCTGTCTTACCATGTCTAGGCGGAGACAAGATCATTAACCGTTTACCGTGCTTTATACTATCTAAGATAGCACCAATCCACTTCTTTTGAAAGTCTGGTGTCTCATAATTTTTACCTTGTTCTGTTAAGAAATATTGATCACGAAAATCAACAAAGGAGTTTACGTCAGCTTGCAACTCGAAGGGGTCCCCACGCTTTTCGAGCTTTGCTTCTTTTTCTACATCTTCGAGATATGCTGCTACTGCACGTGACACTGTTGATGGACTGCAGCTTAGTATGTTTGCTACTTCCTTCTTTGTCTTCTTACCTTCTAAAATGTCGTTGAAAAAATTTTTTTTCTTCATAATGGCGTAGTAATCTCCTCTACGCTTCTGTACATTTTCATCTACAGTCTTTTCTACCTGGATCTCTTTAGTAGGTTTGTTTGCACGCCATGCACGTTGTCGTGTTCTTTTAGAACACCTCTCACTACAATACTTTTTACGACCTTCTGGTAAGGGGACTAAACAGTTGTCTGCTACGCAGATTGTGATTTTTTCATTATTTGACATATCTATATGGTATAGTGTAGCATATCAGGATAAGCATTGTGGTGTTCCTGCCTACACAAGCACCACAAGATAACGATTCGTTAATAGGGTTGGCATAGCAGGACCGCCTTAGTCGTGGGTTGAGCCACATTCCTCACATTTTATTTATTAGAGAGAGAGCGCATTTACTGTTACTAGACTTAATAAACTGGTTTGGGTTGGGAGTGACACAGGGATCGAACCACCTACTACTAGAACTCGACATTTAAAAAGTACAATATATAGTACTACTACATATAGTACCTTTAGACTACACTATATATAGTATACTGTAGACTGGGGGTGATCTGGTCAGGGTTAAATGCTTATCCAAATACTCATCTAACCAACGTGGGTTCGACTCCCACCACCTCCACAAATTGCCAGGTAAACATTGACGTATTCATCTATATTTTCTGCGCGCCGCGATTAAGGTATGGGGGTTTGTGTTTGCGTGTGTTTATGCGTGTGTGGTTGTGTTGCGCGGTGCTGCGATTCGTAGGCGGTTTGCGTCGTACTGTCTCGATATGCGTTCGACAACTAGAAGACCAGGCGCTGCTTTAAATCTTCCAGGAGTACCTGGTTTTAAAATGGTGATCTAAATTATTTTGCGCACGTGATACAAAGAAAAAGCGGACCGTAGTCCGCTCTCTCTCTTCCTGGTTATTCGTACGTTACGCTAAGGGCTGCGCGTCTCCAGGATAGATTTGTCAACGTCTTCATAACTGACGCCTCCAACCTCTTCTTCTTTGAGATAATACATATCCCAACAAGTTTGACTACAAAATTGTTCCACTTCCCATTCGTCAATGTCTATAACAACATCGTAGTTAAATGTTTCTTTACAAGTAACACACTTGCCAACACATGATAATAATCTTGCTCTAGGCATTGTTACCACCTGGAACCAATTGCTTTTGTAAGTAATGAAGACTAACAAATATGTGATTTGTGTCTTCTTGCTCAACGTGTAAATCTAAATCGCTATCAATGAAGAGATAATTATTTGATTCCTCGCCAAAGGTCTCAATATAATGTTCTCGTTCTGTGTCATAACAATAATTTAACACGTGTGTAATTGCTGCATAGAGTTCTTCATCTAAGCGGATAGTATTCTTGGCTTGGTAACCTTTAGCAGCATAACCTGAAACTATCCAGGCAGTGCTTACAATCCACAATAGAAGTAGAACACCAATATAATTAATTTGCATATTCATAACTCCTGTTTATTTTTTCCACTAGCTTATTATATTTTACTTTTTGCTCAGAATCAACAACTATTCTTATTTCTCTATCGAGAATCTGTATAGCTTTGCCTACTCCCAATACTTGCTCTGCAATGGTTGTATCAGCTTTGACTCCTTTAGCAAAGTTCATCATCAACTTATATACTTCGTTTCTATCCATTTTATATACTCCTCCACAAATATATTTTTCCGTTTACTTCTGCCCTTTGCATATCCATAAGCATATCGTGGCGCACTGCGGACCAATCAATATAATGATATAATCTATCTGTCTCGCTCACGTCATAGATTTCCATAAACTCATATTCCAGGTGCGTGTTCTGTTCGTCTATGTTGTCGAATACCTGGACGGAGTAAGCAAATTCTTCGAACATCTCGCTTGGCTCTTGATTAATGTCTAATTCATCATTCATTAGATAAACATCTTTAAACGCTCTAATGTAATCAAAATTTGGAACGAGTTTTAAAAGTTCAACATATCCAAATAATTCTTCGGCTAGCATATACTCGCCGCCTCCAAAATCATTATCTTGTATGTGAACTTCTTCACCGCCACAAACGAACGGAGTTTTGGCTCTTCTGTGTATCTCTTCCACGTCAAGCGCTCTCTGTATCTGTTCAAGCGTTGTGTCTTTGTTTATTTGGAACCAGTAGAAAGTCAAGCGCCCTTGATTGTAACAAGCAAGGCAGCCAGGACAAATTTCTATAAAGTTCTTGGTCTCTGTTTGTTGTGTCATCTTATCTTATTCCCTTCAAATAATCTCTAAACATTCTTTTTGATTCCTGGATAGAGTAACCCATATAAACTTGCTTTGTCGCAAAGTCTTCCGCGTCATGCAAGATTAAAGAACCATTAACAACGTTCTTATATACTGATATTTTGTTAGTACTGTGTTTGTCTAATCTTTGGGGATATTCCCATGTCATAATAACAACCTCCTTCTAAATCAATTGTACCTGGAATAATTAAGTAATCAAGAACATAAAAAAAAAGCTGCAACGATTCGGCGCTGCAGCTCTTCCTTTACTTTTACTTTAGTTAATTATGTATTGCTTAATTTCTCCTCCTCTTCCGCTAATACTTTTATAATTTCCTCTTCGTCTGCTGCAAGCGTGTAATCAAATAATATTTCTTTCGCTCTCTCGTTATAAATGCGGAGATCAATTTCTTTTTTCAATCGACCACGCAGCAGCGCGACTTCGTCACGACTGTGTCCTGTAATCTTTACGCCTTTGTATTCAAACAAAATCATATTGTCACTCCTATACATTCTTCGCAGTAATCCATGTCACAATGAGTAAACAAGATAGAGTCAAACTTATTGTCCGCAGGTGTGTATACGTGGTCAGCTATTTGCAAATCACAAATATTTACGTAAAGCACTACGTACATACCTTCTTTTCTTATCCAGTTGTTTTCTATTGAGACTTTAGTCCAGAACTTACGCGCCTTGTCATACTCTTTTTGTAATATTTTATAGCCACCTATTGCAGCAATAAAACGTACAAGCAATTTAGAGCTATTCATTTTAACTCCTTTAACTGACTTACTAATGATTCGTTAATAGTTTCTAATCTATGTATCTCTGTCTCCTGGAGTCTTAACTGTTGTGTAATAGACTTCCATTCCCACATACGATTATGTCTCCAGGACTCATTAGCAAAGTAATATCCAAGCAGCACGCCTGCAATACTAAACATGAGATGACTTATTACGTTAAAGTGATACGCAATCATCTTGTCTCCTCGTAACAAGTGTTGCAGCGTTCTAATTCTCCGTCACCTTTAAAGTGCATGTTGCACCAGTCACATAAAGTTGCGCCGTCTAAGTCATCTCCTTCACCTATGCGGTCACCTAACTGTACTAACTGCACTCCTTCAGTAAAGTTCTTAGCTTTAACAACTATTAATCTAGCTTTTACATACGCTTGTATGTCAAGCAATAGTTCTTCGTCATCAACTTTATCAATTTCTGTTAACCAATCATAAAGTATCATTATTCCTCCTCCAATTCACTGCGCTGCGGCATTATCCATACATGCTTTGCAGTTGCATTGTCAGTGCCGCTGCATGTTTTCTGAAACAATACTGCGTCAGCTAAATTGCCGTCGTAGTTATACATGTATGTAAAGTGTTCATCTTTATTAAAAGTTAAGAATGTCATAACTCTTTTAAGATGTACTGGAGAATATTGTATATGAGTAATTGGTCTGCGCTTGTCAGGTCCAATAGCACCACGTGCGTCACTCCAAAAGGTTCTAAACATGTCTCTTGCACTTGTAATGTTATCAACCTTATTCAACATTGTGAAGACTCCTGCGCCGTCTATCTCAATACTTACCCAGTCAGTAGTAATCTCTTTGCCGTCAGGCATAGGATACTTTGCGCCAGTTATCTTATCTGTGACAACACGTGGCTGCAATACCTGTGTATGTCCTTCCAATCTAAGATACATGTGTCCGTCCAGTTGTTCTTTGTTGTAGTGTTTACTTATATCTACTACATTAGTATTGAACTCTTTAACATCAACACTTGCATATACTCTATCAACGTACGCATTAAAAAACTTAGGATCATTTTCTTTATACTGCACCATGATAGATTCTTCACGTCCTGGACGAGAGAACTCTGTTATACCAAGAACATAACTGTCCGTTGTCCAGGCATACCATACGTTTTGTTGTACAACAAAAAATATTCTACTCAATTTATTTGAATGGAATGTTTTCTTGCTGCTTGCTAATGTTGTCATATTTTTAAGCAGCTTTAAATCTGCTAAGGTAATAGGAACTCTAACCTGTATTTTGCCGTCATGAATATCTAGTTTATCCATACAACTCCTTTCCACTATTAAATTTAGTTTATAAGAGTTATCTAGTCAAGTTCTTATTCCAACGATTGTGTTTAATTATTTTTTTCCTGGAGTTATCTGATTCGCAGGGGAGTCCGTCAATGTGGTGCATAAATTTTTGTTTGCATACTAAACATGGTTCATGTCTGTTGTATTTGTATTCAACTTTAGCCATTAAAGATTGCAGCGCAAGTGCAGTTTTGCGCGCAGCTTTGTCTATATCCTGCGTACGACTCACGGCAATTGTTTCCAGAAGGGATCATCATAAAAACTATTTCCAATTTTAGATTCAACGATCTCCAAAAAAGTATCAAGAGTTAAACAAACTATGATTGGTACACCATCTGGCTGCCGCCGACTCTTGTCAGTTTTTACCAGGCGTTTCCATACCAGTGCTGTAAATTGCGACTTCGACTTCTTTATAGATTTAGCAAGCTCACGTGTAACATTGAGTGACTGTCTTGCCTTACACTCAACGTAAAAGTCTTGACCATTCCAATTAAATAGTACATCTCCCTTGTCATTGATACCACCTTCCGCAATCCTAGAACCATTCAACATTTTTGCTACGAATGTCTCTAGCTTTGTACCCTGTTGTTTTTGTTTTGACATTAGTCTTCTTTCTTAAATAGTTTTCTACCTTTCAATGCTTTAGAACTATTAAGAACTTTAGCTACAGCTTTTATGTAATCAATCATATCTGCACGCGGCAACCTACCATAATCTATTTGTGTACCACGTGTAATAAAAGAATAACTAAAGTAATCATACATATCATGCACGACTTCAAGTTCGCCGACTCCTTTGTTAGTAACGATACCGACTCTAACCCCACCATAGTGTGGTCCAGGATCAGTTGGGAATGAAGGATCTATTTTAAGTATTGTTTGTACTAGATTAGATTCACTAGCACTATCGTATGGAAAAAAATCTATCTTCTTTGATTCATCTTCCTCTATACAGTATGTGATAGCTTCAAGAAATCCATTACATTCGTCCATCATATCCCAGACGTTAAGTGCGCCTTTGCTCTGTAATATTTCTCTCATTACTATAACTGTAGCTGAATTTGATCTTCAAGTCTATTCAACAATTGCTGTTTTTTCTTTTGATCATTCAACTTATACATGCTGACACCACCTCTGTGAGTGTGCATGTTGCACTTCTGACCTAAGATATAATCTTCGCCATGATCTGCACGTATCTCTGATATTCTATTGCGTGCTGACCAACCAAACTCTATAAGTTCTGTTGCACAATGCCACTTGTCATCATCAAGTAGCTGCAATATATCATCTCTCATTGTCATTTGTTAAGATCAAAGTCTTCATCAGGATCATTATGCTTGTTAATCATAACTTCCATAACCATCTCTTTAAATTCTTTTGAACCAACCTTTATACTTGGTCCATCAAACGGATTCTTGCTCACCTTCCACCTCTTCCCTTACATTTATTGGTATGTGCTTTGGTGCATTTTCAAACTCAATGTCCTGGAATACACCTGCACTGTCAACTTTTATTATTATTGTAAACATTAGAACGGTGCTTCGTCTTCGCCAATATCCTCTATTGCTTTTGCTTCAGGCATTGCAGGCATAAACCATTCTTCTGGTGCTTGTTTAGCTGCGTTGAATGATTCCATGTAATATATACGTGGATTACCATTGTCACATTCTTTGTTCTTACACTTCCAGTCAGGATAAGTATTTTTAATTTTACCGCTAGCTTTATCTACTCTGTTATCCCATAACTCACTGTTGCAGCTTAAACATCTTGGTTCTGTTGTTCCATTAGTTACTACAACTTTTTCCTCAACCACTACACCAATCTCTTCTAATGCTGCTTTAGTATCTTCTACTGGACCAGTCGGTACATCTTTAATTTTTTCTTGTACAGACGGTGAAGGAGTATAGCTATTGCTGTTGCCAGTTTTAGCTACACTCTTGGTAACTTGACTGTCCGACAAGTTCTCCACCTTCTGCATTTCTGTGACTGATGGTCTTGCTTTTGCTGTATAGCCGAACCAGTTTGCAAGTCCACGTCCTATCGCAGATGTCTCTGCGTTTTCAATCCATGATGTTAAGTTAGCACCTTTAGGACCTTGTTGATCCTGTGCTATACCTGTTGCTACAGGATTTATATCTTCTATATCTTTATATATCATAGCTCTAACAACTATGCTTTGATGATCATCTGATATAGATAGATGTTCTGTATAGACTCTACCATTAGGATTGTTCTCCCAAAACTTTGCTAGTCTATCTTCTACTTGATCGTATTCTTCTTGCCAACCCATCAGTCGTTATCCTCCTCGTTAATATCTTGTTCTTTATCTATATGGTATTCTACCCATACTTTTGTTTGTTTACCAACACTATATTGTTTTAAAATATCTGTAATACTTTGTTCCATGTGGTTAAATATTATATCAAATATTTTTTCTGCTTCTTCAACATTACTTGCAGTAATTATAAAGTCTCTTGTACTGTGATCAGTAAACATTACTTTTACATCTCTGTCCATTGGATGAGGTGCGCTCATTCTTGTTCTCCTATAGCTATAGCAGTATTCATCATCTCGTTGTAATCAGTTACAAACTTTGTTGTTAAATCTTCTACTTTTTTTGGATTAATTTTATTAAGTTTAATAGATGTCTGTGACACTTCTTGTCCACCGCATGCGTTAGCCATAGCTATCGCCCACTTCTTCATCTCCTTTTGACTTGTAAATAAATTCATAACTTAGTCGCCGCCGCGTTCTGATCTAACAAATACATAATGTATAACGTTATTCCAGTTTTCAAAATGGTGTATGTTTAAACCATGTCTGTGTAACCAGTCACGTAACTCACCTGTGCTGTCTATGTACTTAGGACTGTTCTTATGTATTACAACAAATCCTCTACCAGTTTCTCCAACTGATTGTACAAGTTCTGACAACATAAAGTTATCATCAAACGTAGTATTAATTGCAGTCATTACTACCTCCCACTATTAATTATATAGCATAAATACAGAATCGTAAAGAATTTATAGTAAAAACACCAGATCGAAGTTATGATCTGGTGACAAGGATCAGAGTAAAGGAGGAAACCTCTGACCAATGAATTGACTTGACAACTATTATAGCATGCAGTAATCTGTGGATATAGTTATCTTACGTGTCATAACGTTAGACAACTCCTTCCCACAAGCAATAAAGCGGACCTGTGAGTCCGCTTTGCTTTATACTATCTCTTTATTATTGTGTCCTTTATGATCTATAACCATAGTCATAACACCTTGTTTTGTTTTCTTACCTGCTTGATGTTCAAACCATGTTGACTCATCTAAGCTAGGTACCTGGATCCAGGTGCGTCCATCATGTACTTCTCTGTGGTGGTGGTAATGTCCTGTAACCAGGATCTCGCTTGATCCTGCATGAAAGCCACCGAATGTTTGGTTCTTCCACCAGTTCATTAGTTTATTTTCTACCGATCCACTGTAACCTGCAAGATGTCCATGAGTAAAGCTCATGTTTGTGCCACATACATTTAATGATAAGTGTGGTTCATCTGGTATAACAAACTTTACATGTTTGTACTGTGGTTTATCTGCAAATATTTCTGCAATCTGTTCAAACACTTCTATGTCATAGTTGTCCATCTCACCTGTTGGTGCAAGATTCTTTGCAATTCTTTTAGTTCCATGATTACCTGGTACTGCACCTACTACAACTACATCAAAGTCTCTTGACCATTCAACTAATGCTTTAGCAATAAGTCTTCTAGCTAACTTCATTTGATTACGATAATCGAGTTCGACTCCGTTAGGTCCCATAGCTTGTGGATAAAATCCTACGCAGCCCTCGACTATATCACCGAGTCCTACAACTGTTAACTGATCTAGCTGCACTCCTGCTTTACGCAAGAAGTTATAACGATCACGTACTGTATCTATCTTTTCTAAAAATCTATTAACAATAGCTTCAGTACCACCGCCATCACGCTTGCCTAACTGTAGGTCAGATATAGCAACAAAGAAACTAGCTTTAGGTTTTGTTACTTTAGGTTTAGCTTTACGCTTGTAAGTCTGGATCCACTTAGATATACGATCATAATCTTCTTTGTCTAGTGCATGTTCTTTGTACACAATCTGTGCTTTGTATGCCCATGCTTGTTGCACGTCTCCTTTGCCCATATTCATATCCCACGTGCTTACACGGATAGTGTCATTAAGAATAGAATACTTGTCAGGATCGAATCCCCAAGATTGTAAAAGATCATTAAACTCTGGACTAGCGTTGTCCATAGGTCTTGTAGTTATAGTTCCAGTCTTAGTTTTGTAATCAAAAGTAACGCCTGGTTCCCAACCATTAGGGTGGGATTCTACATCTTTAGTTTCGTTGTGTGCTACGTCCTGTTGGGTTGCAGTAAGTTTACTTACCTGCGAGTTGTTTTTTTGCATACTCTTTTAGTACTACTATTACTGATCCACCACCTGCAATTGCTGCAGCTTGGATTGCTGTAATGTCTAAGTCGAGTGCAGGACCTACAAGTAAAGCAGAACCAAATGCTTCAATGAATGTCCATACAACTTTTTCGATAAGTGCTTTGAGTTCATCACTCATATTATCTCCAGTCTATATTATTGGTCTTCCCTTTAGTTTAGCGTCAATTCGTGTCACTTTTTCGTGAATAGAATCCAACGTTTTACTATCGGAACTTTGTTCTGGTGCGGCAGCACCATCTAAATTTATCTTACTTACTTCTAATGTAACTGGTTTACCTTGTAGTAATACTTTTGCAACCTGGTCATACATTTTTTTGTACGCTTTTTGTGATGATCCAATAAATCCGTCTTTGCTTACATCTAACACTTGCTGTGTAGATCCTGTAAGCACACAACCTTTGGTATCTTCATCAGTATTCCCTCCATGAAATAAAATCCATTGAAAATTAGGTACGTCTTTTATTTCTAACATACCGTAGTGTGAATTTTGATAACGCTTAGAATAATTATTGTGAAAGCCACCTTCTTTTCTAAACTTTATAGGATATGTACCTTCAGGTATACAGGTTTCACCATATACTTTGGTTACTTGATATTGGTCTTCAAGTGTATAACACTCAAACTTACCGTTGATAAACAACATTCCATTGGTTGCGTCAATTCCAAATTCATGTCTAACTAATTGTATCTTCATTTAGACTCCTTGTTTACATCATTATAGTCTAAACAATCAGGATTTGTACAGAATAATTTATAAGGTTTTATCTGTACGCCAAGTGGTTCTCCACATTTAGGACAAGATACTTTCAAAATATACTATCTGCTAGCTGCCCACATGTTGTCGATCATATTAGGATACTTACGATTGTTTGCTTTAGCTCTAGCTTTTGCTTTAGCTTTTTGTGAAGGTGTAAGTTTTTTAGATTTTCCTAGATCTTTGGGACGTGGTTTGTCCCATACTGGTTTACTTTTTGCCATACTATATTATACCTACTTCATTTTTTTAATTCTCTTAGAAGAGTATCTTTTTTTCTTACCTTTTTTATCGTATGGCATTATCTGCTCACTTTCTTTTTCGGTTGATCGTCTTTATCTTTACGTAGTCCTATAGTTAACAACCATAAAACTATACTTATTATTATAGCAACTCCAACTATGTCCTTAGCTGTGCCAGTTAATGTTAGCCATGCTATAAAAAAACCTAGCAAAGTAAATGTTTGTGCTATTGTCTCTTTAATTATCTCTGATAACCAATTAAAAAATTTCTTTATGTATTTCATATTCTACGTCTCATTCTAACTGGTGCGACTTGCACACTAGCCACAATTTGCGAAGCTATGATAACTGGTACTACAACCTCTTGTGCTTTTTCTTTTTGATCGTTAGTCATATCGTTACCAATAGCACCTAGATCTATCTCTTGTATATTTATATCTACAAAAGATCCTATTGGATCTGCTAGAAATTGTTCTGTCTGTACCTCTGTTACTACGTCAGCAAGTGTGTAATTCTCTACGTCTTTATTCTCTACAGCTTTAGCTACGTATACTTCTACTGCTTCTGCAACTGCTTCATCTTTTTCTACAGCTGCAGCAATGATCTCTACGTCAGCTGCTTCTACTTGTAATACTTTTGCAACTACTTCTACTTGTTCTTCTGTTAGTTCTTGTACATCAGCAATAGCTTCTTCAACAACAGCTTGCACAACTTCCTGTATTTCTTTTGTAGCTTTATCAAGATTTTGTACACCAATGTCATTTACTTCTTCAAGGACTTCGACAACTTCTTCTTCGGTAAGGTCCTGTACATATCCTTGTATTGCTTCTTGTTTAGATTCTTCATTAGTCTCCTCTGTTATTGGTAGATTCACAATCTTTTCTATTTGTGCAATCTCTATCTCTACTTCTTCTTCAGTAAGCTCTATGGGTTCTTTAATCGGTGCTTCAAGTATCTCTCTGTCGATATCCTCTTCAATAATTTCCTGTATTGGCTCATCCAAAACTTCCTTGACATTCTCTTTAACTTCTTCATCTTTAATCTCCTCTATTTCATCTTGTATTGGTATCTCATCCACGATTTCGGTAACAATATCTTCCAAATCAAATTCAATAATCTCGAACTCAATAGGGAGTTCTTCAAACTCCACAACTTCTTCTTCAATAACTTCCTCTTTAGGTGTGTCGAGTAAAGGATCATCATTCTTAGGAAGGATGTCATCCACATCTTCTTTAATTTCTTCTTCAATTATTACCTCTTCCTTAATTATATCTTCTTCTTCTATAATCTCAATGTCTTCTTCAGGTATAGGTATGTCACAATCACCACGCTCTATCTGTGCGTTAGTCATAAAGCAACCATATTCTTTTTCATTATCAACACGCTCTTGGTCACGCTCTATAGTGCCATCATTGACATCTGCTTGTGTATAGGTCTTATCAACACCTTCTACTTTTACATCAACAATAATTTCTTGTGGTGTTGGTGGTGGAGGTGGAGGTGGTATGTAAGGTTCTGGTTCAGGTTCTGGCTCAGGTTCTGGCTCAGGTTCTGGCTTTGGAGGTACAGTTGTAGTAGGAGTAGAACCATAGTCACAATCAATACTTACAATAGAAGTCCACTCTGAATAACTTTGATCTGTGTCATTATCAGATCGGACTTTTGCATAAAACGTATCTGCTGTTGTACCAAATACATTTTCTCTATAGCTAGCAGTAAAAACATAACTCTTATAAGACAATGCTTCTTCCCAACCAGTACTGTTAGCTACTGCATAATTAGTTTCTACAAAGTTATCATTACTAAATGCTATAGCGTATCGTTCAGGTGGACTATCTTCAAAACCATCACTCTCTTGCCATGTAACAGTTATGTCACCTTTAGTTGTGTCTCCATCACTATCACAAGCAATAGATATATCGTATGGTGTTTGTGTAGGTACGTGATTTGCCAATACAGGAAAAGGAATTATTAAGAACGCAACAATACATAAGCGAACAAGTGTATTAAATTTGTGTAGCACGGAACTTACTTAGTTCCGCAACAACCACCACCGCAGCATGGATCTGCCATTATATTTCTCTCCCATTCATATCATTATGTGTCTTGCTATCTAAAATACCAAATGCTTGATTGACTTCCTCGATTGTAAGTTTGCCATCATTGAGATATTTTCTAGCAAGTATTTCTAGTACATTAGCTACACCTAATAGACCTGCAAGTAATGATGATTGTATAACATCAATACCTACAAGTGATCCTGCACCTATAACACTTAATGCTTGTGCTATAAATACAGCAATCATGCGTTTAGATATATTCCAATATAAAGAGTAACCTTGCATAGGTTACATTATACTATTAAGGAAAGCTGCGCTGCTCGTAATTGCAACAAGCCAACCTAAAATCTCCTGACGTGTTGGTGATTTATTTATTTTTTCATGGAGTTCGTCAATGCGCTTATTAGCAATATCAACTTCTTCTTTAATTAATTGCAAGTATTCCTTCGTTGTGAAGCCGTTACCGTTAGACATTATGGAAGATCATCCTCATTAACCTTCACCATTTAATGAATAAAAATGTTTTGTTTTATTTACAAATAAAGTAGTGCTTGGTCCTGGTACAGTGCTGCTAATAGTAAAGTAAGAACTGTTGTAATAAATCATATCAAATAAACTTAAAGATCCAACAGCACCACCTGCGTCAGGTAATAAATCTATATCCTCATCTATAGGTAAACCTATACTATCTATTAATAAAGATCCGCCCTCTTTTAACATAATTAACATTGACATGTAATTATTGTACCAGACTAGCTATGTTTATTGATTAAATTTATCAGGATAAGTTTTATAATTAACCCTAGCTGTTTGTGCTTTTAACAATTCTATTTGATTGTCTTTATATTCTTTTTCTGTGCCATTACGTATTGTTAAATCTATTTTTTCTTTTTCTCTTTTGTAAGGTATGACTTGAATTAATGGCGTTCCTGCTTCTAATATAAATTCTTTTTGTTGTATGCTAAATGGAAAAGTAATGTAGCCCCATTTGTCTGCTTCTACTAAACCTTCTAATAGTCTTATTTCTTTTCTAAAATGATAAAACGGATCTACGTACAAAAGATTGTATCCTTCTGGAACTATTATTTTATAAGGACTTTCTAATTTTAAAATAGATTTGTTCATACGTCCTAAATCTGCAAGACCAACGTCCATACCTTTAACCTGTTTTTCAAAATGAGAACCAAAGAAATTATAGTTTAATGCTTTATTAGTAGTCATACCGTAGTATGTTTGCAATGGATTACCTTCATCATCATACTCATGTCCCATATACATTTTTCCCCACAAAGGTATAATTATTCCTTCTGTCATTAAGTCTTGTATAGCAGGACATTTCTTAGCAGTAAAAGCATTCTCTGTCCATACGTCATGGAACTCCTCTAAAAATGAAGCCATTTCATTTCCTAATTTCATTTCTTTAAACCATTCTGGTATAAATCTATTTGCATGCTGCGGTGGATAAGCAGCAATTAAATCTTCAAATTGTTTGTATCTCGGTATAATTTCTATCTTCATGTTTTTATATAGTAACTAGGTATTTTCATTTCTCCAACTAAAGTATTTGTATACATATCATCATCTCTTAATCCATAGTAATCTTTGCAAAAGTAATTATCTTGCAAATAACGTTGACTTTCAACATTCCATAAACCATTATCTAATATTAATTTACATTGATCATTACTATATTTATGTGCCATTTTAATAAGAGATAATCTAGTAATAAACTGTGGATCGTTATCTATAAATATATAATCTACTTTTTTCATTTCTTCTTTATATACTTTATCTTTTAAAGTAAGGAGTTTATATTCTACATTTTTGTACTTAGGTAATTTATCTTGATACTCTTTATTGTTATCGTATGAAATAACCTTTTTAAAATTTTTAGAAAACAATTCTGTAGATAAACCTGCACCAAATTCTAGGATTGTTTTATTTTTTGTGTCAGCTTTATTTATATATTGTACAAAAGAATTAATCAACATTACGTGAATAACCTGCTTTAAATTTATTGACTACTTTGTAATGTCCTTTACGAATTTTTCTACCTAATTTTGGAGTTATCTTTTTAAATTCATAATTAAAAGTTTCCCTTTTGTAAGGCACTACATAACATAGCGGCGTTCCTTGTTTAATTAATATTTCATCTTGATCAGATGTATAAAATATTTGCACTGACAATTCATGTAATTTATCTGTATGGACTATACCGTAGTTTGCTTCCCAATCTTTATTAAAACTAAAAACCATAGGAATGTATCTAAGACTATACCCTTTAGGTGTAATACAAAACCAATTAGTATTTATATTTACCGTTGCTCTTATATTTGTTCCAGTAGGTATGTGATCTAAAAATTGTTTTGGATCATGTGTTCTAATTATAAATTCATCATTAGAAGGATTCATTTGAAATTCACCATTATGAAAAAACAAATGTATATCACAAGGTGCTACTAACACATAACCTTCTCTAAAAACTTCTACAAAACTTGGACAATGCCTAGCACCTTTATAGTTTGGAACTATTTTAGAAACAAAACCATATTTGTTTGGAATAGGTAAATCCATTGGCATTTTAGTAAACCATTCAGGAATAAAATTTTTAGCTGGTTGTGGTTTTGTAAACTCTATATCGTCATAACCTGTACTATCAGTAGTAAATATTATTTTTTTATTCACAGTATTATTATAACTAGATATGAAAAATTTGCACATACAAATATTAGGCAACGGTTTACCATCGCATTTGTCTTTAGTAAAATTTTATAAAAATAATAAAATAAATTGGGATTATGTTGAAAGCAATTTTGAATTACCTATGTCATCTACACTAGATCTTATACCATTTTTAAAAGAAGGAATAAATTTTGATTGGTCAGATTTAAATTTAATTAACGGTAGTTTAAAAACTGGAGTTCAAAAAAGAAATTACAATAACAAAGTATTTAATTCTAATTTTCACGCACCCTACGTTGCTTTACACTTTGATACTTTAAGTATGTGTAAATATTTGTACGATCAATGTGGATATACAAAAACAAAAAAGTCAGATATTATTATTAATACAAGCAAACCAGAAACATTTGAAACGTATAAATTATTAAATCATGTACCAACTAATTGTGGTGTTGGTTATAAAATAAAAGAAAAACATAACATAACACATACAACAATAGAAGCTGTTGAACACGGTTGGTTGCAAACAATACCAACAAAAGATTATATTTATGTTTATTATATATTTAATTCTGATTTAAATACACCACAAGAAATAGCGAACTCATTACCATTGCGTAATTATAATTATCAAGTTATTAATTTTTCTAGTTACTATTATCAAGATCCATTTTTAGATCAAGAATTAAAATTAGGTCTTAATTCTTTTTTTATAGAACCATTTGACGCTACATCTATATCTGGAAACATAAGGTTGTTAGATCTATACACAGAAATAAAAAATAATTTTATTAAAAAAGAAGAGGGATTGTATTTATATTATGATTACATTAAAGAAGCAATGGAAGTATTAATGTTGCATTATGTATCTGATGTACCCTACAAAAGTAAATTCTGGCAAGAAGCAAAAGATAAAGCAGTTGATTACTTAACAAACACTGGTGTAAAAAAAAGAGATGTAAGTAATTTTTATACTAAAGAAGGATACAATAAGTTATATAAAAATTTAAATGTTTTTAATTATATTCAATAATTTCTGTATAATTTCTTGCTTCATTAGAAGTAGGTTGTGCATATCCGTCTGAAGCACTACGTATTGTTGTAGCGTCCTCTAAATGCACGTGTGCTTTTCTATCACCTGCTGCTGAAGTTGATGAAGCTGATTGATATAAAACTGTTTTATTAACATCTACTGCTGATATAGTATTTGTTCTATTGTATGTGTTATTAGATTGTGCAAGAAATTGTTTTGATACAATAGCACCTCTACCATGTCCCATAAATCTACCCATTAGTAATACTCCATTACATATACTGTCATACTTCCTCCTCCTAAACTGTTGTAATTATTTCCAGAAAAATTTACATTAGTACTTGTTGTTAATTGACATACTGGTGAGTTGCTTTCTCGTCTGTTGTTACCGTCTTGTGCGGTGTCATATAAAACTGTATTAGCCATGTCAACAGCAGCTATAGTTACATTAGTATTTGTTGCATTACTTGCAGCAGATATAACTTGTCTGCTTTTAATAACACCACTGCTCATTCGTCTACCCATTAGTAATACTCCACAACTTGTACTGACGCTTTATTCCACCTTCTATTTGAATTGTTAATACCTACTCTTTGTATTTGTAAATTTGTTGAACTGTCTAACTTTGCACCCATTTGCGGTGAACTTTGAAAATTATAATAATAGTTTTCCCATGCAGAAATACCACGAGTATGACCATTGCTAGAGTTATGAACTAACACTGTTTGTTCTGTATTTACAGCAGATATTGTTTGATTAATTAAAGTTGAACCTGATGTAGCACTATTTTGATATACAATTCTTTGTATAGATTTAATTGTACTTTGAGGTCTAGTTCTACCCATTACATCATCTCCACTACTTGATAACCTACCCATTGTTTTTCGCTTTGACCAAAGCTAGATATTCTATAAGCTATTCGTATAGTAGTTTCATCTTGTAAAGTTACTTTAGCTTGTGGTGCAGGATATACACGATTATCAGTAACACCGCCACCTTCGGTAGTAACTGGATAATTCATAGCTTCGTTAACTACCATATATGTTTTATTAACGTCAACTGGTTCTATTGTTCTATCAATATTTTGTTGTGCTGTTGAACCATTTGCGTGGTCATTAGCACCATCACCATATTGACCTCTTTGTATAGATTTTATACCTGCAACAGGTGCGACATTCACTCCGTATCTGCCCATTGCTACTCCGTAATTTCTATAGTGCCAGTAATATTTCCATCATCATCATAGGTATTGCCATACAAAACACCTTCAAACCAAAAATAATCATTGCCTTGTGCGTCTTGTCCTGGACTTGTCCACACACCGTCAATTAATTTTTTTCCAATTAGATCCTCATCAAATTCATCAATTTCTACATGATCAGTTAGGTTTGAAAATAATTGCTCTACACCGTCAACAACTTGTATTAAGTCTGATGTTACTTGCTTTACAGCAAAGCACACTTCATGTTCATCTTTAACTGCAAAGAATTTCATTAGGCAGTACTTTCCTCAATACCCCAAACGTTTGTAACAGTTCCTGCTGTAGCGTTAACTGATATAAAAGAACCTGCGTCCAGAACAATATTAGTTCTTTCTAATACGTTTTTACCGCTTAAACTTAAAACTTCTATTTTATGTTCAGTTCCTAATGTTGCGCCAGAAGGTGCTACATAAACTGTAACGTCATCTGCTGTCGTAGTTGTATTGACTATGTTTAAGTTAACTACAGACAATGTGTCAGCAGGTGCAGTATATACTGTACCGTCTGTATCATCACCGTCTCGTCTTGCCAATAATCCGCTAGCCATTAATATTCTCCAATCTTATATCATTACTATAACACATAATTTTTTATGTTATCCATTTAATGCAAAGAACAACTTGCTAGAATTTAAACTTACTGGTGTAGCAATCTGACTTGTGTAAACTTTTTTAACTTGTAATGCGTCAGCGTCATAAACTAAAACAAAGTCTGCTGATCCGTCTATAGTTATACCTGTTCCATCATTAGCGCCATTTATATCAACAGAAATTGTAGGATTGGTGTAATCAATTCCATTTCCACCAACTAAAGTAGGTGTCGCATTATCTACGTAACTTTTATTTGCTGCGTCTCCATTAGCTGTAGGTGTTGTAAGATTTGTGATTTTATTATTATTAGCGTTTAAATCTGCTGCTAACTTAGGTGTACCTGCGTCTCCTGAAGCATAACTTACATCTACTACTTGACCTAATGCGTCAAAAATATCTTCAAATACTTGTTGTACAGGCACCATACGAACTTTTGAGTTTTGTGGATGTGATAAACCTGAAGCTGCTGCAGATCCTGTAAGGTATCTATTATCTGTTGTAGTTGTGTTTAATTGTGTAGCTGTAAATGTTCCATCAAAAAATACATACTCTCTTTGTGTAGCACTGTCTGGTTCAATAACTAAATAACATGGACTTGTTAATCCAGATGTAGAAGCTACTGTTGCTGTAGTATCACTAGCACCAAACGTACTTGACAATGTAGTTTCAAATGCGTTACGTGTAAATGTTTCTGCTGCTTTTCTTGTATCTGCCATATTCTAAATTCTCCTTGTCAGTATATCACACACCATATTGGTGTATTCCTAATCTTCCAATACCAAGTGCGCCTAATGAAGAGATCTCACCAGTACCTGCTGCTTGTCTCTGACCTCTTACTTGTATTGTACAAAACACCATAGTAGATCCTAACTTAGTAATTTCTTGTACAGGTAACGTAACGTTTTCTACAATACCTCTTATAATTTCATCAGGTTTGAATAAAGTTAAAGTAACTGATTTACCTTCTAGTTTTTTTACAGCGTCAAATAATTTCTTACCAATACCAGGTATATTTTTTGCACGTTTACCTGGACGCTCTATACGATCAGATACGTTTATAGGTATTCTTGCAATAATATCTTCTGGTTCTGGGAAAGCACGATAACTATAAGAATAAACTTCAGGACTAGCTGTTCTACCACTGTCTGCATTAATTGTTAATTTAGCAACTAGCCATCTATTTATAACATTGATCATAGGTATTTCGTTACCACTTTGTGATGTCTCAATTCTAGTTAAAGTAGAGTAACTTGAAGCGTTTGGGTTTTCTAATGCGTCAAGTTCTGTACTAAATTCTGCTAACACGCTTGATCCTGCAGGTATATCGTTAGTATATACACGACCACCAATCCATTGTTTTGCTTGTGATGTATAAAAATCTGCAGCAGGAAGTATTAGATAACCATTACTTACTAATGTTGCTGCTTCTTTTATTAAACCAACACCTGTAACTAAAAAGAATAATTTACCATTAGCAACAGCAATACCTTTTACTTTGCCTGATGTACCTGTGTAATAAATATTTCTAGCGTAACCTAATGTTGGTAAGTAAATAGAATATAGATCAGTTTCACTAGCGCTGTCTATAACACCAAAATATATTTGGTCTCTTGTATTGAAAAATGCAGTAGGACTTTTATCTACTGTTGTCTCGTTATCTCCAAACTCTTTTATTAATTGTCTTTCATCAAGTGTATACAGCACACCATCTGTTGCGATAGTTCCTCTATACACTCTTCCTATTCTTCCACCGCCTGCTGATGTTTGTGATGAAGAGAAAAATATAATACCGTTACTCTCTGTCATATCTACAATTTCTTCACCTTCTATGTATGTTTGTCCTGCAAGCACTAGACCAGATGTTTGATCATCTTTAATTGCATATATATATCCGTCATCTGCTGCTGCAAGTATTACAGATCCACCGTCAATAACAGTTGTCCATAAAGATCCTGAAGGTAAATCTTTTATAAGGGGAGGACTGCTAGTTCCGTCTAGTTCGTGCAAGTGTCCGTCATCATCAACAGCTAGCAAATAATTTTTTACATTAAATAATCCTGTGTAGAGATGTGATGAATGTAAATTCATATAGTTAGACCAACCACTTGCAATGTCATCTGCGTCTAATTTTCTTACAATACTATCTGTTCCGTCATTCATAGACACATACAATATATGTCCTTCTAGCGCCATGCCTGTTACATCAAATCCTGGTCCTGCTAAATATGGATCTGTTTGTGTCCAGGTATCTCCATTATCAGATGAATAATATATGTCATGTCCTTGTGCAACATACAACACATCTTCGTGTGCAATAATGTGTTGCTCTGTCTCTGTACTTGCTCTTGCAGTTACAGCAGTAGTTTCACTAAGTAACTCTATGCTATATGCTTTACCACTATCATCTGCATTCTTAAATACATCAATACCTTTGCTATCAAAAAATCTTCTAAAGTCATTGGTGCCTTGTATTCTTTGGTGTGCTTGATCTAAACCTGCGCCACCAGAAAAATCAGATCTTGCAAAAGATTGACCAAACTCTGCTCTAAACTCTTCAGGTACTTGTGCTGTGTTAACTTGTTGCGCAGATAGTGGTGCAGTAGTAATAGATAATTCTCTACCTGGTGCTACTGCAAGTCTAAGTAAGATGTCTGTAATACCATCAGATATTTGTGCCTGGTAGCCAAAAGCTAACGGATTTGTAACGTTAGAAGTTGAAGGTAAAGGCATTAGGTAAAGCTGATTCCATATAACTCTACGCCTTGTGGAAAGCGTGATCTCTGTTCTCTTCTTGCTCTATCTAATAATACTCCGTAGTATCTTAACAATGCGTTACGTAATCTCTCTCCAGATCCTACAGGTATTCCTCTTTGTTCTAAGTTTTCTGTAATGTAATCTTGTGTTGTAGCGTCAACATCTAGCTCTGATAGTAACTGTGCTACAGCACCAACCATAACTATTTGCTCATGGAAATCTTCTAATCCAGATACAGAATTTAAATCATCTGTTTCTGCACTAGGTCTTGTAAATTTTGAAGCATAAACAACATATACAGTTTTACCTGATGTAGGTGCAGTAGGAAATTGTACTGCTGCTTCTGTTGTTGATCCTGCAAAATCTGTAAGTAACTCTAATGCAACGTCACTGTATACAGTAGTAGAAGATCCAGATGTTGAGTTATCCATTTTTGCTTGTAATATTCTTTGTGTACCTGCAGGCATTTCTACAAATTGTGTAGATGATGTAGTTATAGATGTTTTCTTTACGGCATATAAGGCAGGATATAAACCTATGACTTGATCACCAATAGCATTAGCTACATTTAATCTAGGATATTTAGGTTTTAAAATTATATCTGTATCGTTAGTATGTTCTGCTGCAATAGATCCTAACCTACCACGTTCTACAGTTATTTCACGTGATACTGTATTAATGTTTTCAACCATTAAAAGTTCTTGATCTATTTCTAATACAGAACCTGCACCAATAAGCTCTTCTTCTTCTGGTGTAAAGAGTCCTTCTTTGTACTGTAAAGTTGTGCCGCTTGATGTTAAACCTTGCAAACCACCAGATATACTATCAAGATTAGCAACTTGTGTTAACGGTTCTTGTTCCTCTACAGGTCTAAGATACTCTCTATAAGTTCTGTCGATAAGTTGACCAAATGTTGACATTGGTCCTCCTAAGCAGTTCTAAATAATAATTTAATTTTTCTGTCAGCAGCTTCTGTTCCGTCAGATGTAACTCTTATATATCCATTGGAAGCAAATGCCCAACCACTAGGATCTATACGTACTACATTACCTGCACTTACACTATAAGATACTTCAGTTCCGTCAGTTTCAAATACATCTACCCAACTAGAGTTATCTACTGAATAGTCAAATGTAATTGCTGTTCCTGTCATTGTTGCAGGAAAAACAACACCACAGAGTAACATATTTTCTACGTTAACACCTACGCTGTTGCTTGCGTCTGCTGAAACATCTATTAAAGCTACTTCGCTTTTACTCATTCCGTATGCCATGATGTCCTTATTTTAACATACTCTAAAGACCGCTAAGGTGGATTAGCGGTCTTAGAGTATTAATAATTAGTAGGATTAACCTACTACGTTGTCGATTGCACAGTGATATTGTTGTGGTCCGAAATCGAAAGCCATTTCCATATATACTGCTTTTGCAATTCTTGCTTGATCGTTTTGATCTAAGTCTCTTACAAACATAGTTCCATAACCTGGAATGTTAAGGAATACTGGTTTGACAAAACTAAGGTCAACGATAAATGCTTGCTTAGAACCAGATATAGTTCCTGCAGGCAAGTAGTCAGATAATGCCATTCCGAGTGAACCGAATGGTGTGACGATTGTATCAATGTCAACACCTCCGACATTTCTGTCTCTTGGTATAATACCGTAATTTACGTCTCCAACTGAAGCACTAATTAATTCTTTGTTAAGATCCAACAACATTGTTGGAGAAACAAAAAGCACTGGTTGTCTCATTGGTGCGCCTGCGTCATACAACGATTTCATAGCGTCAGCTATGATTGCCCAGTTTAATTTTTGTGCTGCAGCAGGATCTCCTCCGTCATCATTGTTGACAGAGTTTCCGCCTGATAAGTCTTGGTGTTCTTTAAGACCTCTCATCTGACGATTACCTGTAGTACCGTCATTGTAAGAAGCGTTAAATGCTGACCATTCGACTTTCTTTGCTACTTGCTCTAATACTAATTCCATCTGATAAGCTAACTCATCAGTAATTGGATTGTTACCTGCTAATGCTAATGCAGGATCGGAGTTCTTATAGTTCCCTGATAATTGAAACGGTACAATTTCTCCAGAAGCTGCTTGTGCAGTATAAGATACTTGCGCTGCTTCATGGAAAATTTGTAGTGTACCCTGTTGTGAACTTCTGCTTCTTCCAGAATAGTTAGGTGAACCACCTTCATCATCTGGTGTAACAGAAGTCACTACGGCGTTATCTTGTGTTTGGAACTGGAAGAATGTTGAGTTGATCGCAACTCCTCCGTTAAGTCCGCCTGCAGCAGCTAGCAATGGTGTTCTATGAGGTGTGATTTTAAATAATTCACCAGTAAAGTTATTAACGTCACTAGCAACTATTGGATTAGCACCTGATATTGCTGCCATATTCTACTATTTCCCTTCTCTCTTACGAGATATTATTTTCTTTTAAGTTCTTCTTGTAAAGCTAATTTTGCTCTTAGACTATCTCTAACAGAAGTGTCTCCACTTGCTATAACGTCTTGCATTTTCTGTGTCCAATCTGCAGGTTGTGCAGCTACAGAGTTTTGTTGTATCTGTGTTAACTTATTGTCACTTTCAGCGATCTTCGCAGCAGCTACTTCGTTGTTCTGCTGTACTTCAGTATCGATATTGTAAGTTTCTTTAAGCCATTGTCCTAGTTCTGCAGTATCTGGTTTTCCATCATAAAGATCAAAAGCCATCTTACCTGTGCCAGAGTGAGGATCTAATCCAACATCTTTAAATAAAGAAGTCTTTACAACATTCTTTAATTCTTTATTCTCTTGTTCTACAGATTTAAGTTTTTCTCTTAAACCTTTTATACCTTCGTTGGTTTCTATGCTTTCCATTGTTTCGTCTGTCATTGATATTCTCCATTTCTCACACTATTACACTAATCTCCAATAAGGTGTGGATCATATTGGGAGTGATTACAGTATTTGTTTACATGCTGAATCGGCGCTGTAATTACGCATACAACACCTCTACGAATTTAATACGTGGCAAGGACGTAGGAACCCTATGCCAGAGTTGTCGATCTATTATTTACTTGGCGGATTCTGACCACGCCAATACAAATAGTATAGCACATAAAATGACTGTTTTAGATTTTTTTTATTGTTCGACTAATCCTGTTACGCCTGCTTGTGTTTGTGCAGCGCCACCTTCACGTGTGAACACTGTAGCTTGCTCTGCTTCTAGTTTTTCACGTACTTGTGCAGCTACTCCTTCACCAAATACTTCTGATTCAATAAACTCTGATAAACCAAATATATCTTCTCTACCTGTAAATCTTCTAGCAAGTCTTTGTAATCTTGGTAGCTGTGTCTCTGCTCTAGCTGCTAACTGTTGCGCACCAGTACCAGATAAACCTGCACTAACTAATCGTTGTGCTTGTTGTGCTGATACTGCAAAGTCTTCTTCTTTAAATGCACCACCAATCTGTGATACTTTGACTCTTTGTGAAATAATATCTGCTGATACATCTTCTGATATAAAGCTAGCAAATATAGCTTCATCAGATATGTCATCAGTTGTAGGAAACTGTCCAGGATAGTTCTCTACATAGTATTGTTTTACTGCGTCAAACTGATTAAACAGTGATGTATATGCAGTATCTAATCTTGTACCAAATGTTTGTGGATCAACATCATTTTCAAACAATTGTGTAATCTTGTCTTCAAAGTAACTAGGATTTAAATTGTAATCTTCTAATGCGTTAAAGTAATCTTCCTTCATCTTAATGTAATCTAGTTCTGGTGTCTCTGTAGAAAATCTAAGTGTTGTACCATCTTCTCTAAATATTCCAGGAAACTTATCTTTGTATGCTTGTGTACCTCTCATTGTACGCAATGCTTCATCTACGTCACCACCATTAGAATTGTATTCACCTATAAATGTTTCAAGTAACTCTTCACCTAAATAGCTGTAGTTAGATTGTGCAAACTCTCTAGCATTAAATCTTTCTTGTGGATCTCCTGGAACTGGTGCAGGAGGTGGAGGATCTGATACACCTGGATCACTTGGACCTAAATCTATTTCATCAGTAGTTCCATCATTATAAATTATTTGTAGTACAAGTCTTCCATTTTTTATAATTGTTGATCTTGATGTTTCTTTTTTACCTGGTTCACGATCTGGTTCAGGAACTATAACAGTGTCATCAACACCTGTATCACCTTCGCCACCGCCGCCGCCTGCTGCTGCAGCTGCTGCTATTGCGCCTAGTTTTGCTTGTTGTTCTTTAGCTGCAATAACTGAAGGATCTTGTGCTGCTGCTGCACGTAATGCTTCAAAGTCTGTATCTACCGATAGTTCTTCTATAACTCTTTTAGGTTCTGGTTCTGGAGTACTTGTAGGTGGACTTCCATAAATACCATCTATTCTTGGTCCTAATTGCATAATTCTAGCTAGTATGCTCATAACCCAAACCTTCCTCCGCCAGTTGATCTAGCGCCTGCTTTACCAAATACTCTCTCCATGTCTGATTTAAATTGATCTCTATATGTTTGT